TGCTGAGAAAGCTGCGCCTTCAAAAGTTTTAAACCTTCCCGGAGAATGTAGCGGGTGCTTCTTTGGAATTTCTTTTCCGTTTACATACATCCTTCGAGCGTCTCTATCTTTAACTGCTGCGGGGGTGTCTTTGTAGTAGTAAGGCTTATTAGTTTTAGGATTAATGTTCATATTATTTTCCTGTGATTTAGTGTGTTTCACTCCAGTTGTTTCCAACATTATAGTCTCCGTCTAGTGGGCAATTAAGATTAAGGTCTCTGCCAGCTTGGGTGATAGCTTCAACGCCTGCTCTACCTACAAGCTCTGCGTGTTCTTGTGCACAGTCTAGCTGCCATTCGTCGTGCACATTAGCAACAAAGATTGCATCCAAGTTACGCTCTTTAATATAGCCATCAAATATTATTAGTGCTTTCTTCATTACGATTGCACCTGCGCCTTGTAGCAATGTGTTCAATGCTGAGTGCTCAGACCGCACTGTTAGCTTGCGACCATCTAACGCCTTAACGAATCCTCCTTTAGCTTCTGTTTGTACTCGTCCCGTAAGAGATTTAAATGATGGGAGATTAGCAAAGAAGCGTTCTCTAAGTCCCTTCCCAGCTGCTCTGCCTTTGTTAGCCACTGATCCAAGCTTTGCATCTCCGGCTCCGTACAAGAGTGCATAGATGAAAGTTTTAGCCTGATTTCTTGATTCAAGTCCCGCAAGTTTTTGATTAGCGGTGTGTATATCTCCGTTGAGAATTTCATTTGTATAGTCCCCGTCATTTAAATAATGTGCGAGCATTCGCAACTCTAATCCGCTGGCATCAATACCAACAAGCTTACGGCCAGCAGGTACAGTCCAACAAGATCTACACTCAGAACCATAGGGTGAGTTGCTGCTTGGTATCTGTGCCATGTTAGGATGGCTGTGTGTCATCCGTCCTGTTACAGCGCCATTGGGATTGACATAGCCGTGTACTCTGCCATCGTCTTTTAGTTCTTTGAGCCAGCTATTTACTTGGGCTAAGCGCTTTTGAAGCATCAAGTACTCAGCAATGAGCGCAGCTTCTGGTATATTTTTAACACGGCTGAGGATACTTTCATCCACAATTGGCTGTCCGGTTGGTGTGTATGCTGTGGGCTTCCAGCCAAAACGAATTAAGTACTCGCCAATTTGTTTCCTAGAACCTAAGTTAAACTCTGTGTAAGTGGTGCGCTGTATTGGTTTATTAGCTACGACCATTTGCAAGTATTCTTTTTCTGTGAGTCTCACGCCATTGCCGTGTTGATCAACAGCTGTCTTAGCTAAGCTCATTGTCTTGGTGTACTTTGGCTTTAGTATCTGTATTTCTGAAAGAGGCGTAAAAACTTCTTGTACTTTTTCTTTAACTGCCTGAAGTCTTTCTTGGAACTGAGCAACTAATTCCATAGCTTTACGCTGATCTAACAAGAAACCATTGGTTCTTTGTTGATCTACAATCTTAGCAACGCCATGTTCTATTTGAACTGATAGCGGAGTAAACCCACGGCTTTCTAGTTTAAGATGCTGGAAAACTTTAGTATTAAGAAGCACATCGTTCTTACAGTACTCTAACATCTCAGGACTATATGCTTCCCACGCTGCGTCACTGTCGCCATAGTTTCCTTTCTTGTGCCCTAGTCTATAGCCCCAGCTTTCAAGACCGTGGTTGCCTTCGCGGGTTGGGTTGAACAGACGAGACAGAACTAAAGTATCTACAATCTTCTTGTCAAATAAATCAATGCCAGTAATCTTCTTAATGGCGGGGATGTCATAGCCAATGATGTTGTGGCCTATTAGCTTTGTTGCTGACTGTAACATGGCGTAGCCTTCATCGAGCTGGGTGTTGTCAAATGTAAACACGTCCAGTGTGTCTACATCCTGAGCAACAATACAGAAAATCTGAGTAGGTTCTAAGCCATCTGCTTCAATGTCGAATACAAGATTAAAATTACTCACAGCTCATCTCCTTGAAAATGATCAATGTCATAAGACCCTACTATTTCTTTTAGTCTACCAGTATTGTTATCATAAAGCAAGCTAGTCGCTACACCAACATCACCAGTGTACCTAGATTTAAGGACACGCACTTTGGTAGTTGATGCTTCAATAACATCTTCAGCTTGTTGGTTTCGCTCTAGTGCAATAACACAATCAGAGAGCTGAGCAATACTTTGACTTCCTCGAAGATGGTTTAGTCCTGTCTCGATTCCGTTCTCGTGACCACGGTTGCCTTCGACTCTACGCAAGTGTGACACTAAGACCATGCCACAGCCTGTCTCTTCTACAAGAGTTCTTAAGCGGTGCATGATGCTGTCAATAGCTTTGCGCTCGTCGCTCTCTAGCGTAGACAATACCAACATGTGAAGGTGGTCTACAATGATCCACTTACAGTCACAGCCAATGATCATATAACGCAGCTTGCTGAAGATGCTATCCAGATCGTTCATGCCATGATGGGCATGTATCCAAACACGGCCCTCGTTATCGCCAGCAAAAACATTGTCATAGTATTTATCTAGCTGCTCTGGTACAAACTCAGATTTGATACGATCAATGTGTAGCTTAGCGTTTGCTTCGATAGAGAGTATGCCGTCAATAGTTCTACGCCAGTCTTCTTCTAAAGCTATAATGCCTACATTGTCTTTGGTGTTGTTGATTAACCAGTGTTCAAGTTCTCGTGTCACGCTAGACTTACCTAGACCTGTGCCGCCAGTAAGAGTTACTAGCTCTCCAGATCTTAAGCCTTCAAGCTTCTTGTTGAGTCCGCTCCACGGATAAGGGATAGATCTTTTGCGGTCGCTTTTCTGATAAGCTTCGCGCTGTTCAGATACATTGAGAACACCGGAAGGTGTATAAGGCTTAGCATCCCAGAAGCAAGATACATAAGTAGCGTGTCTTCCTTGACGCAGAAGCTCATTAGCGTCCTTAGTTCCTTCGGGAAGTTGCATGAGCTTAGCTTTTCCGGGCATTAAAATCTTTGCAATCTCACGAGCTGCATCGTTTCCGGGTTTGTCATTGTCAAAGTTGATGACAACAGATTCAAAGGATTCCAAAAATTCCAAGCTTTGCTTAACATCTTTGAGGCCGCCGGAAGCCCCAAGCTTAACTGAAACAACTGGCCACTTGCTGCCCATCAATTCATACGCTGCCATCGCATCACACTCACCTTCGACTAGGGTGATAAACTTTCCGCCACCTTTGAATAAGTGTTCGCCGAAGAGACCAGCTTCTTTTGAATTTCCAGTCCATGCAAATTCTTTATTAGCTTTGCGAATCTTTGTAGCTACAAGCTCAGTGCCTACAAAGAAAGGGTAGTAATGTTTATCGACAGAGCCGTCTGGGTTGAGTGTAGATTTTACGCCATACTTCTTTGCTGTTTCTAAACTAATCTTCCGATCTGTCAGCGGATGAAAGGCTTCAAAACCCTGTGTCTCCATGCTGCTATTCCTCTGATACGTTTTAAAGTCCGTTATAGTATCTGTGTTTTGTGGCACTTCCGATGTGCTATAGTTTTTAAAATAAGTATTGCAGCTAAAGCAAAACCCAGCTCCTTTATCATCTAAAGAAACTGGGTCACTTCCGCCGCATTTGTTACATGGTAATTTATGTTTAACAAATGCCATTACGTTTATTCCTCAGTGGTTGTATCGGTTCCGTCTTCTGGTGCGATTGTTTCTTCCGTGAGGTGCTCAGCTTTAAGCTCTCCAATTAGCGAAAGAGTTGCTGCCTGTAGTAGCGTTGCAGTCATCGTCGCTTCTCGAAGCCGTACATCAGCCTCGAGCAGAGCTTGTATCAGTCCTTTTCCTCTTTCTGAAAACAGTTCTGTTTCATAGTTAACATTGTCTACTGTAATAATACTCATAACTCATTCTCCATTTCGTCGTCTTCGAATGCGTCAAACTCAGCACCATCGGGTGAGCCGACTTCTACTAGATCAAGAACCTGTACAGCTTGTAGATCTAAGCCCTTGAATGTGGTTCCTTTCCATACACTTTCCCATTCCTTGTACTGTACTCGAACAACTGAGCCATTACCTACACGGGCATCGAGGGGGTTCTTATACTTATCAAACAAACGAGGAGCTTCTCGAACCATTCCGTTCGGGCCATTCACTTTTCGCTTAATGATAATCGCTTGGCCTTCGTCCATTTGCTTAACGGTGTAGCCACGTTTCTTAAAGTCAGCTGCTGTTTGATCATCTACTACAAGATTAACTGTATAGACAGGTTCGTAGTTAGTGTTAGGGGAAGTGATGCTCGCCCAATAAGCTGTGCCATTTAGTATTGCCATGTTGCTTTCCTCTGGTTGGTGTTAAATTAATGTGCCAGCATAACAGTTTATTACTGGCTTGTCAACTGCTATTGGTTTCCAATAGAATCAAAGTCTTTTATGTCCGATGCTTTAATGAAAATGCCGTCTTCCATGCGGCCTCTACGATCTTTAATATCTTCATAAGCATGATCAATACAATCCTTTAAGGATAGGTTATTACGGACTGCAATATTAATCAAGATCACAATGATGTCGCCGATGTCATCTATGGGTGTCTTCTTTTTACATATACTGTCTGACAACTCGCCAAGTTCTTGGATCAGTTTTAATACCTGTGCCTTGTCATCTGAGCCATGGATTAAATTGCGAGCTAAGTGCCAAGACACTACGCGCTGAATTGAAATTTCTATTCCTCTATTTTCTTCTATCATTCTTTTCTCCGTTGTTTAATTCTTTATGATATGCTTCAAGTACTAGTTTGCTTAACATTACTTCTAGGTATAAATAGATCTTACTTCTGTACCACTTTTCAAATGCTAAAGGCTGCATAGAAAATAGTTGTTCTTTAAAATAACCTGACGCATGGCTATAGAGACAGTCATGTTCATAGTGTTTTAAAGAAAGGTTTAAACGTAGGTCTTGTTTTTTATAATACAGAGCTGCGTTTAGTATTGACTTGCGAGTAAAGCATCCTTCTTGTACGTGATAAAGATCGAGCACTAAAGAAGGATATGAATCAACATAATTGTGGCAGTAAGGGAACACCTCACTACACCAACGCAAGTTCTGAGTCAACCACATAAAACAAATATCGTCTTTCTTTTTGTTGCTTACTTCGCTTAACTTTCCTGACCAGTTCGGGTCTTCAAATAAACAATTTGTTACAAACTTATCAAGCTTAAGCATCTGTATTTCTCCGGTTAAGTGTCAGCCAATCTGTATCTTCTGGCATCATTTGTACCAACGACCCAAGTTCTTTTTTTAATTTGTCGTGAATGCCAGAAGTATTCATGCGCAATTGGTACTGTTCTTTGTGACATATATAACAACTGCCGCTGTAAGCATAGAATCTCCAGTGCTCACCAGAGTCTTCTACACGAACGACACCAGAGTTCATACGCCAACTGTCGCCTTGAGTATATCCCCCGCTCCATCCTGCTAACACTTTGTAAAAGGGAAATGTACCTTTGCCTTTTTTTATTTTTAACACAACCCAGTTGTCTGGATAGTACTCAGTCATTACTCACCCCGTCTGTTTGCTGTTTGTTATGTCGATCAATTGCAGTTTTTTCGTCATAAGTGTTTGATGTGTCGATGCCAAAGTATTTCGCCCTTAGCTTTTGTAGTTCCTGCTCCCAGTCTTGTGGCTTTTTTCGATCATGTAAATACTGAAGGTCGCTAAGCATGTAAGTTGTTGCTGGCTTTAGATCAATACCAGACTTTATTAACGCTTCTTCAAGTAGCATCTGGCGATCTTCTTCCTTTTCATCGGCCCACATAGCTATGCCCTCTAAACCTTCATGATAAAATTCATCCTTAATTAAGCAGCCGATAGCGCATGACATACCGTATTCTCCTCTGTACACGCATACGTCGAGATATTTCACAGACCGTTCACCTTGTGAGAGTAGATGATCTTCAACTTTGTTAAACACTTGTAAAGTATTCATTTTTAGCCTCTTTTCGGTTGAGTTAGAATGGTAACTGGTAGCGCTCATCGTGAGCGTCTTCCCATGCTGAATAGATATCCGCTATATCATCAATGAGATTCTCGCGTTCTTGATTTAGACGTTGAATGGTGGCCTCTATCTCTGCGAGTTCGGCTTTAAGGTCGCGGCAAGGATCTGTTTTTTGAATACTATTTTTCATCTTTAGCACCTTTTGTTGTGTTGCCCCTTTCGGGGCGTTGGTTGGCTTAACCGATTTCAATGTAGCAGTGGCGAGCCATTAACGTGCGCTCCTACTGTACTCGTCATACTCTTGAGACTCTGTTATAAAGTTTATAATATCCATTATCTCAACGTCATAGAAATTGGCGGCCTGCTTAATAGAAAATAAACCTTGTTTAATATCTACTTGCGCCTTCAATAACGCTTGAATCTCTGGCGTTAAACCACCTTGCATATATTCTTTAAACACGTTGGTCACCTCCTGCTCTGGTTTCTTTTTAAAAATAGCGTCGAAATTGTCATAGAAACTTTGGCTTGTTGGTCTTGCTGTGCTGCCTTTACCGCCATGAGTTTGTCCTTTCATTTTTCTGCCTCTTCTTTAACTATTAAAAATATTATAATAATAATACTGATTGGTATCAAAAGTAAAAGATCTAAACTAAATAGAACATCTATCATCAATCTTCCCCCGAATATATTTTACCGAACGTAACCACCACAAACGGGAGTAGCAGAACTACCCCCTCAAATAACATTGCGATTACTTCTTCTGTAAAAGAGTTCTCAACCCAGACAGCTCTGGAATCAGTAAACTCTAAATCAAAACCGACCCCGTTGCGAATATTAATTGTGAAAAAATTAGAACCAAATTGCTTAGTCATATTATGCTGCTCTCATCTGTCGATTAAGTTTAACAGCTTCACGAACTAGTTGCTGTCTTTGATTTTGTACTGCTGCGATGTTAGCTATGGTGCTAGTCCTTACTGTTTGTGCATGAGTTGACCAGTCAGTCAAAGCATTATACACAGCCCAGTAATTAGTGCCTAGGCTCTTCGAATAAATATCTTTGTACTTATTCCAGATATATTCTAAGCTTGTATTTTTTCTAGGCATATCATATAAAACCATATCAGGTTGAGTAACTCCAGAATCAATAAGCTTAATAGCTCCTTCACATTTTAAAGCAGTGACAAAGAATTTAAATGCTGCTTGATCACTACACTCTGTGCTGTGCCACTGTTGCCAAAGGTCACGCTCTTTGTGAAACATCTGCAGAGATTGAGTAACTACTCTGCCACCCATCTCAATGTCTAAAGATTGTGTGTGCTTAGCTTTGTATATTGCAACACCACCGCTCACAAAAACTTGAAGATTTGTACACGCTGTTTGAATCGCTGCAGCGCTGAGCATGAAAGGCCATGTGCCGTCAAAAGAAGATATAGCTAGAAGGCTCAAGGAAGCTGTGTCGCCGTCAGAAGTCTTGTAAGTGTGCTCAGGTAAGCGGTATTTTACAAACGTTCTAGAGCCATCGTGTGAAGTCCTGATCGTTTCTTCCATGCCATTGATGGACAAGTCAGAACGCTCAATGATATTTCGAGTAACATCTATCATGTGTTTAGGTGCTACTGCTTTGTAACCATGACCGTGGACACCTAGTTCTTGACCAGTATCTGTACGATAGATAACAGACTTGGAGCTAGGAAACTTGGTTCGATATTCATCAGCAAAATAAACCAAAGGTGTAGTAGCTATATCGAAGTTAGCTTCTCCGTAACCGCGGCTTCTAATTGCTGTAAGAGCTGTGTTGTTTGAAAACATTGGTATAATATTAGTCATTTTAGTATTCCTGTTTAAGTTTTGTGATATTACTATAAAATTATTTAGTTGTCAAGGTAGTTTCTGCATTGTTTTTAATACTAAAATATGCTATGATTACTTCATAGTTTTAAATATGTTATTAAACTAAATACAACTACCTACTAAGATGTCTTTAAGTTACTTACAAAGTATAATCATCTTCATCTACATATTCAAAGTGTGATGATGACATGCTCTTGTTAATTACTTCTATACAGATGCTACATATTTCTGTGTTAGGTTGTTTTATATCTTCTAATACTCTAAACATTTTATTACAGTAGCTACACTCATAAGTATTCATAGTCTATATACCTTTATAGTTTTTTATTTAACCACAAAGCAGAGAGCCTTTGTGCATCTGTTTCTAAATTACTGACAGGCGCAAAAGAAGGAGCCGGAAGCAACATTTTATTTGTTACTTTATAGTTTCTTAATAGCCTGCTACACATAGTTTTAATTGGGATGTCATTGATCGCTGCATATTCTGACACCGTATAAAAAGCACCTGTTACTAAGTGCTCATGGCTGCCTATGAACTCAGCTTTTTTGGGGCTTGGGGACACCTTTATCTCCTTTGCTTAGAGCTTCTACGACTTCGACAAACTCTGTTTCTACTACTTTGTCGCCATATCTTTTGTACATGCTGTCCCGGTTATTTAATCTGGCATATGTTTCTGCTTCTTCGGGGCTTTCAGCTGCCACATTTATATAGTAACCAATTACTTCGGACATTAAAACCTTGTAAGTTTGTATCTCTGAAGTAAGATCTATTTGCATCTTTAATTTATTGTTCATTTTTTTTACGCTCCTCATAAGCTTTTTGTTTGTCTTCTACTATTAGCCAAGAACCATACAGCCCAGCAAATAATAAAATAAAAAATACTAAACACATAAATGCTTCAATCATTTTTAACGCCTCCTAAAAAAGTAATTATATAGAATGACCCGCCACGCTGACCAATTTTATGTGCATCTTCTAAGGTTTCAGCGTACTGAGTACACCCCATTTCACTCCAATCAATTGCCCACATAATTAATTTCCTCTAAGTCATCATCGTCCAAACCTTCTGCAAGGTATGAGCAGTCCCAATCAGTGGCGTAATAAAGTTGTACGTTGCCCTTATTGTCAGTTAGGGCTTCGCCGCCCTCATCTACTTTGTAAAATGTAATGTTCCATACTGCGATTGAATGGTTCATGCTCTCACCTCATAGTCAGTCTCTATCCACACTTTAGCACCACAAGATAGTGGTTTTTCTGGGCTATAAACTATAGTAGCTACTACATTATTGTTGCCGTCTAATATCTCTACGTTATTAGTCTTTCTATTTTCTTTATAATCTTTAACAGTTAGGACTGGAAGGTTAGCACCTTTAGAATTAGCACGGATGTTATGTTGATTAACATGGATTCTAGTCTTCATTTTTTATTCCTCTAGTATGAGTTTAAATCTTTCTCTTGATAAGATTGTGACCACTGCATCATATGCTGCTGTCTCTAAGTCTGGAAGCTCCATGTTAGATATTATATTATCAATGGCTGTCTCTATTTCTTCGCAATCAGCTTTATCTTCTATTGTGCACTCTAGCTCAGATATTCTGTACTCAAAGTCTTCTAAGGCCTGCTCTGCTTCGGCTACATCAAAGTCTAAACCCTTTGCATCGTTAAGTTTATCTATCCAGCCGCGCTGTATCTCGATCATGTCCACAACCCCGTCTAGTCTGCGTTCTAGGTCAGCAATCCTGTTAGCATCCCGAATCTGTAAGCCTTCAAGCTCATTAGTCTTAGCAAGAATCTTCTCGTCTACATAGCGATCAAACATTTCAAATAGTTTATTCATTTTAATTTACCCCTTAATAATTTCAAAGATGTATCGGTTTTCTTCGGCTTTGTAAAAAGTATAGCGGCCTTTGCAATAAGCATTTGCAGCAGCACTAACTCTGCTATATATGTTATCGCCTGTCTTACACTCTACCTCAAACCAGTGTCC